GTTTGAGTTTGCGCGGTAGAATAAGTGTGTGGTTCCTGCGTCATCCTTTGTGTAGAGCGCGCCAACATTCGCGCCTGTGGCCACGTCACTGCCCTGCTCGGCGAGAGTCAACGAGTTAGCGAACGCACCTGCACAGCGGAATGGAAGCGCAATGAGCGTGAGATCGGACGTGCCCCACGGTTCTGCTGTGACCGACGCGGCGACCCATTCGTCGGCGCTTTCGTCCCAGACGATTCCGTGGAACAGTGAAGCCGTGCGCTGGATCCAGAGTCCCGCGTCAACGGCCGGAATTGTGTTGCCGTCGCAAAGCAGAATGTGGCTCGAGTCGAGATTGAACTCTGAAGACGTGAGCCCAGCGAAGGTCACGTCAGGTGCGTCGGTTGTGTTTCCGAAGGTCCAGCTGTGAGCGCTCGTCGTGGTCGTGTATCGAAGGATGACACGCGACGCTGACGGCTCACGCCAAAGCATCGCGTTCGGTTGATTGTCCGTGAGCGTAAGCGCGCCCGCAGTGTACGCGCCCGCTGGCGGGTGGAGATCTGCGCCTGTGAGTGTTGAGTGAACTACCACTGCTTAGATCCTCGTCACGCCAGTGTCAGCGAGCCCGTCTCCGTCTGAGTCAATATACACGTCCACGAGCGCGTTATCGGTAATCAATTCTTCAGAGCTCGGGCCTGAAGGGAGATGTCCGAGACCTGGTGTCGGCGCGACCGAGAGCGCGGGCACCCACGAGTCTTTCGCGAATGCGAGCTCGATCTCGACGTGTGGCGTGGATCCAATCAGCTCAATATCTCGACGTGTAATTTCCCATTTTGTTGTCGCCTCAGCACCATCGTGCCGCCAGCGAAGCATCGTGTCATCACCTGAGAGTGCGACGAAATCACCAATTTCAAGATCTACGTGGCGCAACGAACAACGTACAACAACACGCGGGCAGCCGTATTTGAATCGGCGTAGGATGCGTTTCGCGATCTCCCACGGAATCGTTGCGTCGAGCGCGTAAGAGAAGAACCCAGGCGGGCCGATCATTGATTGTATACTTGTGCCAAAGCCTTCACGTCCCGCTGTAAATCCATCTTCGTTGTAGTTCGAATCGAAATAGTAGCGCACGGGCGCGTCGAGGGCCTGAAGATGCGCGCTCGTTTTGCGCAGCGCTGCGACGTTGTACCGCGCGTTGTCAAACGGCGTGTCCCAAGTGTCGTTAATCGTGTCGCGTGCTCGCGCCTCGTGGCAAGCGACGTACTCTTGCACAATGTTTGACGCGTAGAACGTGAACAGATGCAGAATTGCACGGCGCGAGGTCGAGAGCTGATAGCCTGCGGCTTGATTGACCGTCGGGCCGATCGGCCCCGCGGGTCCTGTCGTCAACCCACCACAGCCCGCAATTCCGTGCACTGTGCCTGCGACAGTCGCGTAGGTTGAAAGTGTTTCGAACAGCGCCAGCGTCCCAATCCCTGCGAGCCATCGTGTCTCGATATCGTAGGGGTGTTCGCCGAATTGATTGATCGAGGTGTCGTCGGCAAGAACAAAAGCTATCGGTCCAAGAGTTTTGTTGTGACCGTACGTAATCGTAACGACGTTGATCGTATTCTCAACGGTCGATGGCGTTTCGAGAAACTCACAGTCGTGGCCTGTGAGCGCGCCAGCCGCGAGTGTTCGTGCGATCGCTGTCGTGTCGTCGTAGGCGCGATGCCCGTACAACCCGTTAGCATTGGGGTACCAGCTTCCGCCGGTTAGCACACAGAGCTCAGAGATAAGGCTGCGCACTTCTATCGGTGAGGTGACAGCGTTATCAATCTCTGGTCTTGGAGGTTCGGCGCTCGTCATACGCGACAGCACGTGATGCGCAGTTGCGGGCGAGGCTGATAGTGGCGTCAATGTCGTGGCATCATAATCAGTGCCCGCGACTGCGCGCACTTGACTGAGCACATGTGCGATCACCTCAAGTGGATGCAAGCAGATCACTTCGCCTTTCCACGTCCGCGAACCAATCGTCCACATTACATCTTCGAGCTCCATGCGAAGCTTACGCTCGCCGCGCACGGGCGTCACATCCTTGACGTACAGAGTCGTGAGCTTGAGGAAGTTGGCCTCTGACAACTCCAACGTGCCGAGGTACACGCTCACGCTATTGCCGCGTAGTGGATACTTGAGCACGAGATCCCGAAGGCGCCCGTCATCAAACCACGTGATATCGAACGCGCCCGCCGAATAGCTCCGCGAGACTGGATCAATCGACGCGCCGATCGTGCCCACGCGATCGATTGAATTGGGATACACACTCGAGCCGTTGAGGAACGGTCGCGAGCCCGAAACGAATTTGTAGCTTGTCGGCGCCGATCCGGGGCGTACGGCCATTGACGATCCCGTGACCGCGACACTCGCACCTGTAGTCGCAGTTGCCGCGAGATCCACACCGACACTCTGTTTCGCGACCACGATTTCGATTACGGCGCCAGTCGCCCACGCGGAGAATAAATTGCTTGTGTGGATGTTGATCGCGTTCGCGGCGTTTGTCGCCATCGATTCGTTCGAACCGCCAATCACAAACGACGTGCCCGCAATAAACGTGTAGACCGTCGCGTTGACGGTGATCTGAATCTCGTTGCTTGACGCAATCGAGAAGTCATCCACGCTGACAAACAGCCGACGGTTGACGTTCACCTCGACGAGCACGATCGGTGCGCAATCGGCGACCGAGAACGCATCAATCCAATTCTGCGTGGGGCTTAGTGTCATCGTGCGTATCCCGCCGCGTGCGCGTAGAATGGAGGAACCTCACGGAAGTTGAAGCTCCATTCGCGACCGTGCGCGCCGTGCGCTTGCGGTGTGATCAACGAGTCGCTGCAATAGCCAAGATGATAGCGATGCGGGAACGCCGCTGTCGCCGTCGAAGGGTCGAGCACGAAACACACAAGCGACGTGCCGTAATTCGCGGCAGTGAACGCACTACGAATCTCTATCTCGTCGTTTAGCGTTTCGTGCTCGGCGCCGAGTGGATACGATCCCGCGAAATCGCTGTAGCCTTCTGCGAGCGCGTAACGTGTCTTCTCTCGCGAGCGTGGTTCGAAGTCTGCAATATCGGCCCCAAACGGATAGTCGTCGAAGCCTGCGGAGAACTTTCGTGAAAGCTGCCGCCTGCGCCCGACGAATATCTCGCCCACGATTGGCGAGACGTTACTTGGCGTGACGTCTAGCTGCACTTGCACGTGCGTCACGCCCGAATACCGTGTGCCCGCGAGTAACAAACCACGCGATTGAGACGGCACAGCTGTGACCGATCCGACAGTCGCGCGCCCGGTCATCGTCGCGTTGTCGGCGACGAACAGCGTGATCGTCGGGACTTGTTGCGCGTACAGCAGATTGATCGCGAGCGTGTCAATTTCAGCTTCAGCTGTAAGCGTTGCGTAGAAGTAATAGCTCGCGGCGTAACCGCTCAGGCATCGAGACCCGACATGTGGAAATTGATTCATCGCGAAGTTTGTCTGGTGCGTCGCGAGATCTTGGTAGTCGAGTTGCGTGCCCGAGAATCGATCCCCGATATGCCACGCTGCTGTCGAGCCGCGGAGCACATTCGCACCTACGAAGCACGGTGCTCCGCGAGCCTGCGCCGCAAGCTGTGCTGCGCTGATTGCGAGTGAAGAGAGCGCCACGCTAGCGACTCCTCACAGCACGCGAGAATTGCGTCACCTTGCCCGAGGCCCGAATTTGATCGAGCACGGGAACAACGTGCGCTGCAAACTGTTTTGCAACCGTCGTTCGATCAGGAATCGCGAGCGTGTTGATCGGCGTCGCGACGTTCACCACGATCTGTTGCGCTCCTTGCGACGCACGCTCTTCCGGTGTTTGCACGTACTCGCCACGTCGCAACAGCGCTGGAAACACGTCACGATCAGATCCGGTATTCGGCACAGCGAATCCGCCGCCAGCAAAGCGACGTGGTTGGAGATCGTGGGGTACGCGGCCACCATGTGAGGCGAACAACAGTGATCCAATCGTGTTGAAGATTTCACCTCCTACACCGCCGGTCGCGAGATTCAAAATCGTCTTGAAGATTTGCAGCGCGCCCATTGCCAACATTTGACTAGCGATTTGATCGAGAACATTGATGAACGACTCTCCACCTTTGAGCGCGCCAATAAACAATGAAGAAAAGTTGCTCGCAAGGAAATCGACGGTTTGCTTGCTGTGTGCCTTTGTAGCGTCGGTCTTTGCGACAAGTTTTGCTTGTTGCGTATCGTACGCGTCGAGCTCGAGTGCGAACCGCGCTTCGCTCGATACCGCATCTTGCGCCAATATGACTGCGTCGTACTCTGCGCGCAACGCAGCCAAGTTTTCGTAGTGTTGCGTGAGCCCTTCAATCTCACGCTGGCGAATCAGCTCTCCGCCGAGCCCGGTGGGATCTGCTGCGACAGCGACGCTATCAGGCGCAAGCGTTGCTGTAGCTGCACGTCTGCGAGACTCCTCGGCCGCATCGGCCATCATGCGCAGCGCTTCGGCGTGACGGTGTATCGCTGCTGTCGAAGCCTCGTCAGCAAGTTTCGACGCGTGTGTGGTTTTGATTCGTTCGATTGTGTTCTGCGATGTCCGATGCAAGCTCCGATCGAATGCGCCGAGGCGCGCTTCGAGACCCGCAAATCCGTCACCTGTCGCCCTGCTTGAGCTGTCAAAGCGTCCGAGAAGCGCGCTTCGCTCTTGAATGCCGCGCTTGAAATCCTGCTCGGCTGCTTTGCGCTTCGCCTCGGCCGCGTCGAGATCTGGAAACATTGCGCCGTACAGTTCCGCAAACGCACCGGCTGCACCCTTGATTGGTGGAAGGATTGTGCTGAGCGTACCCACAGCAAGTTTCAACACACCGTCGAATCCACCAAAACTATCGCGCACCCAAGCGATCGTGAGGCCTAGGCCTTCAGTCGTTGTGATGAGCGCGTCGATTCCACCTTTGGCCGCTGCGCTTTGCGTAAACACGCGCCCGAGTTCCTCGTCAACATCACCCCACGCCTGACCGAGACTCTTGAGCTTCGTGTCGAGCGTGTCTGCCTGCGCTTCGGCGAGCTGAAACTTGCCTGCGAGAAACGCAATCGCTTCAGCCGTCGAGCGCACCTGCACACCATAGCGCTGAAGCACGCTAATTTTACCTTGATAGACCTTCGCAACCGCTGACGCAGCCGATCCCAAATCACCTGTCACTTGTGCGAACCCGACAGTCGCGCGCACTGCTGATTCGATTTTGTCACCGGCGACGCCCATCGCTAAGAGCGTTCCTTGGATCTGCACAATTGCGTCGTCCCCAATGCCGAACGCACTTTGCATCAACGAAGCCTGACGCTTGAGCGAGTCGTTCAGCTTGTCGCTATAAATTCCACGTTCACGTAGTGCGGCTGCTAGACGAATCTCGACGCGCTCTTGTCCGCTCGCAGCGTCAACCCACTTGCCGACTGTTTGCGCGACCGCGCTAGCAGCACGGCTGATTTTGCTGAACATCTCGAACATCTGATTAAGCGGTGTGAAGTAGTCCTTGATCTTGTCGAGGCCGCTGAGCGCGCTCGCGAGCCCTACGCGTAGCGCCGAGAACTGGCGCTTGGCATCAGCGACGAATTTACCGACGGCGGTTTTTGCGCTCGCGGTGACGACACGAAGCGTGATTCCGATTTCACGTGCGTCTGCCATGGGCCTCCAGTTTAGCACTCTGTGCTTGGAGCTTTCGCGTTTCGGTTTCTTGCTGCTTCGCGATCGTGTTGGTAATTTCGGTGATCGCTTGGAACCACGCTAGCGGCTGCGATCCTGTATCGCCGATCTCGGGTGTCGCGCTGAGTGTCTTCCACGCACCGTAAGCACGCAGCCAAATCCACGTCGATTCGGAGATCACGGACCACGGGCAGCGTCGAAGATCAGGCGCAAACGCGAAGTGAAGCGTGTCGCCGGATCCCTTGCCGGTGCAATTGCGAGCCTCACGGAGATCGTTACCGGACACGTCGCCCTTGCACTCCTCGCAGCTCCAATCCCACGAGCGGTCACCGCTGGCTGCGAAGCGTGCCGCTAGACTGATTCCCGCAAAGCGCCGTCTTCAAGCGCCGAATGCTCGACGAGCGCACCGAAGATTTCGTTGATCACGGCAAGGTGCACGGCGTCGGCGGAACCTAGCAGCGCATCCCGCAATTCAGCCCACGTCTTCAGCTCACGCTTGCCGCTCTTGTCCTCTACGAACCAGTTGCGCACGTCCTTCACGCGAGCGTCGAGGCACTTTAACTTGACCGCGAACTCGCGACGCTCGACGTATGCGCCTACGTCCTTCATGCGTTTCTTGGTCACGAGAACTTGCGATTGCTGATGGGCTTGAAACTCGCGCGCAGACATCGGCACGAGCAGCACGGCTGCACGCTCCGGCTCAGGGCGCTCTCGATTGTCGTCGAGGTCAGGCGCGAACCAAACGCCTTCAGGATGGTCGAGCTCTGAGCTGCGAATCGTGATCATGTGTAGCTGAGCGTTAGTTCGTTCGCTGCACTTGTGGCAAGACCACGGAACGGCACCGAAACGACAGCCTCGGCTGCATCCGTGTCGCCGACTTCGGGTACATCCATGTCCGAGAAATCAAGCTCAGCCTTCACCGTTACGAGGCAGCGCGAGCCCGCAACCGATCCGAAGGTTGCCACGATATCGTGTGCCGTGAGCGCCTTTCGCTGGCCAAGGATAACCAATAAGTCTCGGCGACACCGGAAGCTCATCGATCCAGTGAGCTCTCGGTGTCCGGGAATCGCGTCACTGATTTCCGCTGCGAACAGCTCGTCGTCGATCACCTTTAGATTGTTGTTGAGCGTGAGCTCGAACGCCGTGATCGGCAGAGCTCCACCGGCGTAAGCGGATCCACCTGACGGCGTGAGTGACAGCGACCCAAGGTTGCCGGAGATCGGAGATCCAGTCGTCGAACCTGAAGGCAAGTGTGGACGTACAGGATCGCCCGTGAGCGTGCCAAAAGACGGAGGCCCGCCGCCAGACACGTTCACGAGCGTGAGCACAGCACCGGCTTTCACGCTCACGTAATAGCCGAGATCGTCCGTACCGTCGTCGCCGTCGATCTCGAGCACGTCGCCGAGCTCGAAGTTGTTAGCGTCGGCGGTCTGCACCGTGACTGTAGTTGCTGTGTTGCTCGCGACCGTCGAGTAACCTGCGTGCTTGTGCGTCTTAAACGGGCCGCTCGCCACGATTTTCGGCTGCTCACCGCCGCTCGCCGAAATGCGTAGCTCATTGATCAACCAACCCGCACCTTGATCCTGGTACACGCCAGCGAGCGCGCCGTCACCGAAGTGTCGCGCGAACGAGAGTGACGGCAACGCACCCTGCAAATCACCAAGCGCGTACACGTCCGAGGTTGCAGGTGTGTTTGTGTACCCGGTGGTTCCGCCCATCGCTGCGAGCAGGATCGCGTGAATATTTGGAGGCGTGCCCGCCGTGCCCGAGCCGAGCAAGTAGGCTTCGATTTCACACTGATTCGTGGTCTTGCCCGTGACGTGTTCGAGTCGCGATCGTGTGCTTCGCGCGTCGCTTCGGATGTCGCGCTGGATCTTCGTACCGAGCACCGAACGCGGCACACGGATCTCACGATTCGTGGTCGTTTGCGCGGCCGGATAGACGTAGGTCCCAAAGGTTGACTCGACAGCGAGCCAGAAGCGTTGAGTGCGGCCTAGAACGTAAGGAGTTGCGGCGGGCATTGGTTAGTTCTCCTCTGACGCGTCGTCGCTTAGCGAATCGCCGCTTAGCGAGTCCGGCGCGTCGCACGATTCTACACTCTCACGCGACAATCGTGCGACGAGCTTTGGATCGGTGATTATGGATCCCGCGGGAAGTGTAAGTTCCTCGGGCGAGAGCACAACAGTCTGGAGCAGTCGAACGCTCATGCTGTCACTCCAATCGTGCGATCGTAGATCACTTTAATCGACAACCGAATTGTCTCTTGGCCTTCGAAGTCGGCTTCGTCTGTCTCGGCTTCGACGATCGAAGTAGCGATCGCTTGTTGGTCGGTGTTGCTGGCGCCGCGCCAAGTTTGATTCGCGTGGACGGCTGCGATCATGTCGTCGAGGAGATCGTTAATTGCGTTGATCCGTGCGTCCTCGCTGTCCGTTGCAGCGTTGACGAACGCGAGTAGGTCTACAATAAACTCGACGCGCAACATGTTCGCTGGCTGGTAGCGATAAGTTTCAAGCCTCGGCGCGATACACACCGAAATCCGATCATCAAAACGCGTCTCGTTCCAGGTTCGCGCGTGTCGATGCACGGTGTCTACGGTGGACACGTAGACACCAGTGCCGTCGATTCCTTCAAGCGCAACCTTGATACGATCGAGTATAAGGCGTCGCGCGATTGTCATGTCGAGGTCACCACCGTATCTACGGCTTGGCCGATCAATCGAACTACGGTTTCAGTAGATGCTGTGTTCGCCTTCGAGAGATACTTCTTCGCGCGAATCGTGGCGGACGAGCGCAGCACGTAGTGCACCTTGAGGCGCTTGCGCTTTGTACCGAGGGTCTCAGCGAGCGCAGGCTTTGAACCGTGATCGATCACGAATAGCTTGCGCGGAAAAGCTCTCGGCGAGCCTACGCGTCGTGCTTCAGCTGTAACTGGAATCGCAAGCGCTCGGGCTTTCTTCGGACGAATCACACCGCCCGTCTCGTGGATCCCAGCGTACGGCAGAACCGAGAACACGCCAAAGACCGCGGTTGTGCCGTCGTGCGCCGTGGAGAGTTTCACGCGAGGTCGAAACGATCGTGAGAGCGCGCCTGTCTTACGTCCCTCGGTCTGGCTCGTCCAGTCTGCAATCTCTTTGCGAATGTTTCCGGCAATCACCTCGAGCGCTTTGCGTGCGCCGCTGCCGCTCTTGAGATCCGACGCGAGCTTGCGATCAAACGCGATCGCCCAGCGTGTCACGTTTTCGTTGATCTGGATTCCCGCGCTTCCGGCCGACATCGCGTCAGTCTCCCACGTTGTAACGGCCTTCGCCTGCGTTTTGATCGACGGCGTTCGGCGCGTCGTCGAGTCCGACTGCGAATGCGGGTTGCGTAGCGTCGTCTTCGTTCGCGAGGTCTGCTTTGCCCTGCACGCTACGCCCGCCAGCGAATACGCTCAACGTCGAGTTCGCACGCCGTCGGTACTTGTCGGCGAGATCGGTCCAGAACTTCGCCGTGCTTTGCGGCGAGTCGGAAATACCAACGGCCGAACGATCGATCATGCGCCCGAACTTTGCCGCGATCACTTCACAGCATTCAGCCGCGACGATCCAAACGTTCGTGGAATTGGTGAGATGCCAATCGATTTCCTCGTTCTGGAGGATCTGCCGCGACGAATCGGTGTCGCGTATCAGGTGTCTGACACGATCCCGATTCGTCGCAAGCGTGTTGGTATAGGTCCACGTCACTCGTCACCTACAGCGTAGCGATCTCCTCGATCACCACGTAGATCGCACCGCGGGCCTCGACCCAATCGGCAGATCCTGCCGTGAAGCTGATAGACTTCGCCGTCACCGCGTCGCTGAGATGCGGCTCCGGAACGAGTGCCGCCGAGCCGCTCTCATCAACGCGCAACAACGCGCCCAATGTTTGGCCCGACGAAATCAGCGTGCCTTTCTTCAGCCCCACCGCGACGAACGAAATCCCCACGAGAAAGCCGTCGGCGTCACCGCCGGACTCGCTCGCGAGTAGTCCGACGTCCATCGTTTTCGTAGCGCCGGTCGTCTCAGCTGTGGTCACGTCCACGAAGACATCGCGCACGATGCACTTCGCCGGGAGATCGATTCCCGTGTCCTGTTCGGATCCCGTCGGAGCCGCACCGATCTCGTATTTCAGCGTCCGCGTGATCGTCTTCCCGAGTACCGGTGAATCGAAGATCACGCGACCCTGTTCGCGTTTCGTGGCGCCCATCGAGCCCCCTCCTTCTGTCGCGTATTACGCGACCACGCTTGGGAAGAACTCGCCGAGATCTGAGCCCGTGACCACCATATCGTAGGCGCTCTGAATCTCGAGCTTCACGCCGTGTCGCGTCGGCACCTCGAAGCGTAGGATTCGCGAACCGTCACCGGCTCCCGCGAGTCCAGCCCAACGGAACGTGTAGCCAGCGCTTGGTTGCATCGGCGACGGTCGATCCGCCGCGTACGCCAGAAGGCAATGCTTGCCCGCGATAAACGCGTTTGCCGCGGTTTCGCCCTCGTTGTTCGTCGAGTAGCTTGCGGCTGCTACGACGTACTGATCCACACCAAAGAATCGAGCGAGCATCGCTTCGTCGATCGAATCGGCCGACGTGTACTTGAACTGCTCTCGCACGAGCGGGTGGCGCTGAAGTGCCTGGTGCACCTCGTAACCGACGAGCATGCGATTCGGGAACTGCCCCGTGCTCTTGAGCATGCGCGACTGCGCGCCCTGCACGTCCAACTTGGGGTCAGACGTGGAGTTGCTCCATTGATCGCCAACGGTCGTATCCGTGCCCCAGATCGAGGTCGTGAAAAACGCAGTCATGAACTCAACTTCGCGATTAATCAGCGCCATCTGAGACAGCAAGATCGCGGCGTCTTCCTCGGCGCCGCCCGGCGCGTCGTAATTCGCGGCGATTTGATCGTCAACGAAATGACCAAGCGCCCACACGTCACAAGAGTAGGTCGAGCTCGACAGCCCGTAGCCCGCTTCAAACGACTCTGCGCCCGGTCCGAGACGCTTCATCTCGTTTCGACGAAAGTCGTTCTTCGTGTAAATTCGATACTTGTTGCTCTGCTTCGCGACGTTGATCGCCGGAAACATTCGCTCAGCTGCGAACAGCTTCGCGTCCTGAACGTAGCTCACGCTCATGTCCGTGAGTAGGGAATCGACGTGCACGTCAGAGAGAGTTGGTTGCGGCATTGTCTGCTAGTCCTCCGTGTAGCGCGCGCCTAACGGCTACGCGGCCCTTCCGAGATTGGCGCAGTTGATCACTGCGGTTGCGAGCCCGGCGGCTGCGCCCGACGCAACGATCACCTGGCCGCACGTGTACTCAGTCGTGTCCGTGCCCGGCGTCTTTGCGTCAGCCTGGCCATCAGATTGCGTACCAATCAGCGTACCGACCGTGAGCGCAGCATCAGAGCTGACCTTCGTGCAGCCAATCACGAGCACGCTCGCAATCTGACCACTCGTCGGCTTGTTTTGAAGCACGCCGATCGGCTTGTCCGTCGCGTCGGCACACAAGATCACCGTGTCGGCCGCCGACATTTTCACGAACATGAATTGCTTCGCGGAGAGATCCGCGCCCGCCTTGAAACTGAGAACGAGAGACCCCGATGCGAGATCAACACTCATGACTACGCCTCCTCACGGATGCGGGCCTTGAGCGCCGGATCCGACTTCAGAACTTCGACACGCGCCTTCTGCGCGCTCCAGCTCGTGTTGCTCTTACGCAGCTCAACCGCGCGCCTCTCGAGCTCGTCTCGTGCACCCGACTGCTTGCCCGGAGCGCCGAGAGTCTTGAACAGCTCGCTCTGGCCCAACTGCTTCGCGACCGTCGCGAGCATCGTTTCGAGCTTCGCACTAAGCTCAGGACTCACGTCTCGCACGGCGAGGATGAGATCTGCCTTCTCGTCGGGCGTGCCCGGAGCGAGCGCAAGCTCGCTTTTGTTGACGAGCTCCTTGCGCGCGGTCGCGCGCCGATCGCTCGCGAGCTGCTTCTCGAGCTCGACACGCGATGCTTCGGCCTTTTCGAGTGCGACCCGCTGCGTCTCCTGTGTTTTGAAGACAGCTTCGAGCTTCGCGCGGATCTCGGGATCCGTGGTCTTCTCGATATCGGCCTTCGCGATCTCGCCGGTCGGCTTCGGCGCGTCAGGCTTTGCAGTCTCGATACCGAGTGCCTTCGTGACCTGTGCCTTGATCTCCGGATTGTCGAAGGCAGAGAGAGCGCGCAGCGCAACGCGCGCGGCCTCGCCGTCTGGACCGTCCAGCTTGATGCTGTCTTCCAGCTTGCACGCCGTCTCGAGCGCGCTCTTGAGCGTTGCGTTCTTCACGATTCGATCCTCCGATTTTACGAGTGCGATGCGTTTTTGATTCGCACCGCGCTGCACGAGTGACACTTCACTGACCTCAAGGTCGGTGAGGACGTTGAGCTCCGGCATGGAGCCTCCTAGTTGTTGGTTGTTGTGCGCGACAGATTGCCGCGAAAAGTTGTGTTAGCTACTGCCGCTCAGGTCTACGAATTCGACCTTCGGCATCGAGGCTTCGCTTGCAGGCGTCCGAAATCCATTCGCTCCGATTGAAAGCGCGTCGATTTCACCGTCACGGTACGCAGCCCATTCCAAGTCACCGAGCTTGATTCCGAGAACCCAGGCGCCCGAATGCACTGTGTCGTTGCCGAACGGAAGCTTGAACGCGCGATGCTCTTTGCCGTCGATCGCCTTCTGGTAATCGACGGTGCTCGGATATCGCTCGATCCAGGACTCCACGACGTAGGCGTCAGCAGGCAACGAATGGCCTCTGCCGATCACGCGAGACTCGCGCATAAATTTGTGTGCGGCGTCCTCGACGTGCCTCGGCGGCGTCCAGTCACCGTGCGCGTCGAACTGATACGGATCCAAAACCACGGCGTACACGATTTGCTTGGGCTCGTAATCTTTGCGGATCGCAACCTGCAACGAGCCGAGGCTATCGCCTCGCGTAGATTGTAGCGCACCTTTAGGTGTCGATTGCAACTCTTTCGTTGCTGCACTCGATTTCAAGATCTCAGCGAGCCGCTTCGTGACCTTCTCCGGTTGTGCGTTCAATCCTGCGAGCGAAGCCGGGTGCGGCAGAAAGTGCACTGCGATATCGGGCCGAAGCTCGCGGCACTCGCGTTCCGTGCCACGCCCGAGTGCGATCACCTCGACGGTCTCAGCGGGGATCGAATCGGGAAGCGCAACAGGAATCGACGCGTCGTAATACTTGCGAAACGCCACAACTTCGTCAGGCGAGAAACACGTTTGCGTCACGAAGACTCGTGGACAGTAGAGCAGTGTTGATTTGAGCGCACGTGTGATCACGGCGTAACTTCCGTGACGCAGGTTGTCACGCGCTTCAGTGATCGCGCTCTCGACACTTTGCTTGTGCGCGTGCTGATTCCACGTCGAGACCGCCATAGCGTAGCGCCGATCGTCGTCGGGATATTCGGCGAGCATCTCAGCGTCGGTCATGTAGCGCGTAAGAAAATCGTCGCGGCGTTCAATTGCATCAGGCGTTAGCATTAGGCTTCACCTCGTCACTCACTTCGCCGACGATCGCAGCAGCTTGATCCTCGGGCAGCCCGAACAGCGCCACGATCATCTTGATTCCACTCTCAGCAGGAATCTGGCGCTCGTGCACGTTTCGCACGATTTCGACCAGCGACTGTGTTCCGCCAACGCCAATCTGCTGCGCAAGTGGTGTACCGGCGTCGCTTTCGTTCGTGGCCACACGTTCAGGTACAGGCAAGTCTGCCGCACGCAAAAGTTGGTCTTCGAGCTCGGCTCGCGGTTGCACGAAACCGGCGAGGCTCGAAAGATACGTGGCCGTCTCTTCGAGCGACGATGCCGCGACCTTGCCGTGGCTTAGAGTTGGACGCAGTGCAATTGGAATCGAATTGAGATCGAAGACGCGGTCGAACACGAATCGCTGAAGCGTATCGCGCACGCCACCGAGAAGCGTGTAGAGCGTGAGAATGAAAAATGAGGTTTTGTTCTTGTCGAGCGCGTAGCTTCCTGCGCCTTCACCAATCGTGAGAAAATTCGCGTTGAACGTTGCCGCGATCTCTCGACGGTAACGATCGATCGCGCCACCAATCGCCGTGAGATCCCGCCCGCCTGTCGAGAGCAACCGGAACCTGTAGCCCGTAGGCTTGCCGTCGGCGTCGAGCTCCGACGGAATCAAGAGACCCATACGCTCGTCCGTGCGAATTTCCTGGACCAGCTTTTCGAGCTCAGTGCGTGTCGAGGCCTCTACGCCTGCTGCGTTCGGATCCATGATCGCCGGCGGAACCTCGAGCA